ATTCAACGAATGGTAAAAATTGCAGCCCGATATGAACGCCACATTGCAGAATACACGCTGACTCCGCTGCGGTTCTCGTTCAGAAAGAGACCAACACGAGGGGATTGGGACCCGTTAGAGGTCCAGACACCCGCCGTAGAGACCGCTGAGGCGTTCAAGGAACCCGAAGACTATCACGATACCCTAAAAGCTATTGCTGCCCTTGAAGGCAGGAAAGCTAACGCCGCCACCATTGCTAAGAAAATGGTTGGCGGCGTCACCCCCTTGTCTTCTGTAGCACAACTGACACCACCCGACTGAAACCCCATGTGCAACACTCCGCTAGAAGTGTATAACCGGCGAGATAAAACCGTGACAAAAGTCCAGTGCCGAAAGTGCGAGACCTGCCTACAGGCACGCAAGCGGCAATGGGTCGGGCGTATCCTCGCTGAAATGCAAACCTGCCAAGAAACGTGGTTCACAACCCACACCTACGGGGGCGGCTATGAGAACGGCGAAGCCTATTGGATTGACTATGCCGACATTCAGAAAATGTTCAAAAGGCTCCGCAAGGACGGCTACAAGTTCAAATACATCGCTGTAGGCGAATACGGTGAAAAGCGCTCGCGCGGTCACTTTCATCTCATGCTCTTTTGGCAATCCGACCCGCCCCCCGTCTCCGAGATGAATGAACGCATTCAATTCGAGTACTGGCCCCACGGCTATTCGCAAATCGAGTACCCGCGAAGCGGTCAAGGTTCTGCGGCCTACATCATGGACTACATGAACAAGGCCAACCTGAAAGAAGCTGTTATGAAATACAGCAAAAACCCCATGCTCGGCAGCGAATACTTGCAGGAATACGCTCGCAAAACAGCCCGAGAGGGACTGGCTCTCTTTGCGCAAGGGGATCGTTTCACGATACCGGGCAACCTCAATCGCAATGGCGAAATGTTCTATTACGCCGTGGGCCGGACCACCGGCATCTATCCTAAAATGATGGAAGCGTATCTTGAGGAATGGGCGATACATCGCCCCGACCAGCGCCTACCCACATCCGAGGACCTGACAGATTACATTCTGGAAGCATCCCAAAACCCGGAGCGATGGCCGGCGGTTACACAACGATACTTCGAAAATATCTATGATATATCCGCGGTCGCGGATCACGAAGAAGCCTACTATATCGTCACCCACTACTGCAAAGGCAACGTCACCTTCAGCAATGATCCAACCTTCGTCCTAGCGGAAATAATCGACCAACACGGGGAGAGAATATGGCACGGCCACGTAACAAACGAGTTCGCCGGAACACAAAGACTGGTCTTAAGCGAGCAGCAGCTATCAAGGCTGCAAAAAATGCTTCGCGAAAAAGTCCCCAAAAACCTGCACAAGTATCTTTCAGACAACCCACCAGAGAGTATCATAAAAACCCCGACAATCTTCCCTTCTCATATGAGCAATATAGGCAAGACTTCGATCTAAAAACTCAACGCCTAGCCGTTGCAGCGACTACTGGACCGCAGAAGTCAAAATCGCCTCCTACTCGAAAGAATAATACACTTTCGAAAAAGGAGCGTAGGGGGGTCCGGGGGGGTATCCCCCCCGTCCTTTCCCTGCCGCGTGCAGCGCTCGCACAAAGTGCGCTTGGCATGCCCAACCAACCACACAAACAACCGAAAAAGCTGAGTCCTTCGGAATTAAAAGTCTTCAATGATCGTCGTCGGGAAAAGAGAAACTCTGAACGTTTTGCTTACGACAATGGCTGCATAGACAAACCTGATAGCGGAGTCGCCGCAAACGCTCGATGGGGTAAAGACCCGGCATGGCTCAAGCGCAAGCGCGAACTCGATGGCAAATATCAAGCCCGGCGTTGGTGTTAGTGTGCTAAAATAGAAAACCCTGCGAGCAAGATCGCTGTAAGGAAAAGAATTTTGATGATCTGATAGAGCACGGTTTTCTCCAAAAAAAAGGGGGAGAACCAGCCGCTAGTCTAGCTCCCCCCCAAGTGAAGGCACGGTTAAGAAGCGAGTTCCTGCTTCTTTCGCGTGAGCAAGGTTTTTGCTAAACCTGTCTCGAAGGCGGCCCGTGTCTTCAATGCGACGTTGGTTGACAGTCCACGAAACTGATAAACCTCGTCAATGGTCGTATAACGGGGTTCGCCCTTCGGCGTCAACCGTGCTGGCCCTAACACATGCTCATAGAGTTCAACCCGATCGAAAAAGTCCTTGTAGTTCTTTTCGGTGATCTCTGGCATGTCAACTAGCATGCACATGAAAATGATCGTTTGCGCGGACGGCGTAAGGTTCCCATCTTTATCCCGGATGGGTGTATCCTCATCGCAATTCTTCGTGTTCCAATCTAGTGACATCATTTATCCTCTCGTGGTTTAGGGCAGGGTTGAAGGAGGGCATCGCCCGTCCTGAAACTCTGAATGATATGAAAGAACGATCCAACTGAAAGTTGGCCAAGGCGTCAAACTCTAATTTGTTTCGCGAGGAATGCCCTGGTTGCAGCGTAGCGGAAACCAAGGCAGGGGAAATTAGTGTTTTACGACGCGGAGCATGAGGGCTTGCCCGACAAACAAAAAACTGCGACGGTGCGTCCATCGCAACCAGAGGAGCATATTGAATGGGAAACCCGGCAATTGCCCCCGCCCTGATTGGCGCTGGCAGTAAACTGCTAGGCGGCATCTTGGGCAGGGGGTACACCCCAAGCGCTAAACGCCAATACCGCGACCAGCGGCGGTTCATGGAGCAAGTCGAGAAGAACAAGTACCGCTGGATAGTAGGCGGCGCGCAAGCCGCCGGGTTCAACCCGCTTACCGCTCTACGTGCGGGCGGCGGCAACATGAGCTCGCCCGGCGGCATTATCCCACAATCGCCACTCTCGGCGCGTTCAGCGTTAGGGGAAGCGATTTCAACCTTTGGAGCAACCTATGCGCAAGACGCGATTCAGCGCGCTTCGGAAGAACGGCAACAGGAAGCGTGGAAAGAGCGGTACGATTATCGCCGCGATGAGCAAGGCGTGCCGCCATTGTCGGCGGCGCCGTCGTCTGGCCAAGCGAAATTAGAGAACAATGATCAAGAAATGGCCGCGGCCGCCCAAGTGGGCGAGCGTTTGAGTCGGCCACCGTCCGGAGCATTTCCGCAAGTTGACCCGTTCAGCGAGAGACCTGCGGATATGCGGATAGGCTCCGGGCCTAACCGTGATCGGTTCGTTATTCCCTTTGATGGCAAGTTTTACATGACGCCAAAAGGGATGGGGCCGCATGAGGGAGTCGAGAGCATGATTGGAGACATCATCGGTAATGGAGCCTCCATCCTGCAAGTCGGTAAAGACTTGGCAGACCGGGGGTTCGACCAAGTAACGTGGAACCCAGACACGATGGAAGTGGTCGAAAAGAGACCGAAAGGCGCGAGCAAGACGCGCCAGCGTTCAACACCTCGCCCGCCACGCGTGGTCTACCCCCAATTCTCTTATGGTGTGAGGCCGCCGCCGGTTCACCAACCCCTAAACACTTTCCCGCGAACGATTACTGACCCGAATTATCGCAACTTGCACCCAAGAAAGGGGACCTACTAATGCAGAAGCAACATTCAACGAGCGCGCCGCCTACCCAACAGTGGCCCGACAACTATCGTCGCAGTGCGGTCGGCCACTCGCGAACGCGACGGCGCGACGCGGTGTCCGTCGTCACATCCAGTTACGGCGGCAAACTGGTCCCCCTGAAAATGATCCCGATCCTGCGCGAAGATGGAATTATGAACTCGCGTCTCGACGTGAATGTGCAGATGGCGGAAACCGCAGATATGCTTCTGAACCCGGTGCGGGTCAGCGCGATGGCCTATCTGGTCCCCAAGCTCGCCTTTGAGCGGTTTCAGGATATGGGAACCATTGACCGGAGCTATAACGGCCAACCCGAGGTTGATGCAAGCGTGGTCCCGTGGTTCCGGACGGGGGTTTACAATGAACCACCCCCCGGCCAAACACCCGACCCCGGCATTTATAAAACCCTCGGTCTGCATGCTGCGGACGGTTCGACAATTAATCTCGATTACGCGGAAGCCTATAACGCGGTCTGGAATTATATAGCCCTGCAACGCTCAACTAGCCTGACTCCGCGCGACAGTGTCGATCTGACTTTGGCACCCGCGTTTTGGGAACACACCCAAATGCGCCACGTGGTGCCGACATTCGACGCCGCAATGATTGAGGGATCGGTGCCGGTATCCTTTACAGAAGGTGGCAACCTGCCCGTCAAATCGCTGGCGCAATCGTCAGCGGGATCGGCGCATACGAACTACGCGCCTGCCATTACCGGAGCGCAGGCACCGCAAGACGCTAACCTGAATTATGACTGGACCGGCCAGATCTGGGCGGAACTACAGGAGAGCTCGGTTCAACTGTCGCTGGCGAGCATTGAGCAAGCCCGAGAAACCCGCGCGTGGTCCAAAATCCGCGCGCAATATCAGGGCATGTCAGAGGACTGGATGATCGACCAGCTATTGAGCGGCATCCGTCTCAATGACGAAACCCTCAAGCAACCAATCCTTCTGGATCACAGCGATACGATTGTCGGCATGTCCGAGCGCTACGCAACGGACGCCGCAAACCTTACGGAAAGCGTTGTCGATGGCCGCACCAGCCTGCAACTCAGCATGCGCGCGCCCGCCCTTCAATGCGGCGGCGTTTTGGTGATCTGCGGGCAGGTGCTTCCTGAAATGGTCTATGAGCGTCAGCGCGATTACTACCTGACGGCGCAGACGGTTGACGAACTGCCAAACCGCACAGCCGATGAGCTCGATCCGCAACCTGTGGAGATTGTCAAAAATGGTGAAGTTGATGAAAGTCACACGCTGCCGAACGATCTGTTTGGTTATGCTCCTCTCAATCACCGCTGGTTGCGTAACGCGCCAAACGTCGGGGGAAAATACTACCGACCCGACCCCGCCGCGGTCTGGAATGAAAACCGCAACCGCATTTGGGCAACCGACGTGGTCGATCCCACACTTGGGCCGGATTTCTATCTGTCCAGCACTGTTTCACATGAGGTGTTCTCCGACAGTAACAGTGATCCTTTCGAGTGGTGGGTCGCCGGAGATGTCAGCATTGAAGGACTGACCTTCTTTGGTCCGCAACTGCGCGAGCAAACCGGCGATTATGACGCCGTAGAAGCGCAGGTTCCCACCGAACGTTTGAAAGGAGATGGGACGGATGTCTAAGCTAAATCCTAGCGATTGGCTTATCTGGGATGAGATCGAGGTGCTGCCGTATAACGGTGGCACTTCATTTCATGTTCGCACAATCGACGATCTCCTGATCACCACCGAGAATGAGTTCCCGGTACATCAGGGAAAAGGCGAAGCCGCTATAGACATTTCCGGTGACGGCGCGCTTAAGTTCTTCTGCGAAGGCACGATCTGGTTGAAACCTACGAGCCGCGTTCAGGAGCGCATTGAGCAATCCGAAGCAGTGTTCACATCCATGGATCGCCCCGCGCCGCTGTCGCCTGAAATGCTTGCAATATCGCGCATGATGCGCAAGAACGAGATAGAACGCGCGAATGAACGCGCAGAAATGGAGCGCCGCTATGCTAGTAGACCAACAGACCCTGAGCCTGAGAGAGAACCTGAAGAACCTGCATCAGAAGTACCCGCCAAAACAAAGAAAAAGGTGGGCGCAGAACCTGCGGGAAGCGAGGAGCGTCCTGCAAAGCAAGAAAAATCTGCGCCCAGCGAAGATCCTGCGCCCGATTGAGTACCTCGAGAGACCACAGATACACACCGTGATTGCCTGCCGTGTGTGTGACGCGGCGGCCAAGGAAGGCATTCCCTTGGTCGCCGATGTCATTCAAAGCATGTACGGCCCAACCAACATCGAGGTGCTGCACTACGATTACGCAACGGACCTGACGTTGCAGGAGCTCCAATTCATTCAACGAATGGTAAAAATTGCAGCCCGATATGAACGCCACATTGCAGAATACACGCTGACTCCGCTGCGGTTCTCCTT